TGCTTTTTGGCGATTTGTTCGCCAAGGTGGACAGAGATGTCCATTGGGGTCGTTTGATCCCAAAGCATGGACCAGGCGCGACCGCAGATCGGCTTAGCAGCAATGCTAAGTACAATCTACGGACCTGGCCCGCACGTCTTCAGCCGTATTTTCCGGCAACAGACTTCCTCATACCCAATTCATCCTTTCGGGACGAGTTGGGCAGAGTGCTTGACGTTCTCGAACCCGGACAGGAGTTGCCCGTCAGGGTGATCACTGTTCCTAAAACGCTCAAGGCTCCACGTGTCATCGCGATCGAGCCGGCTGCCATGCAGTATGCACAGCAGTCGATTCGACTCGCGCTGGCTGATGCGATCAAGGAGGATGGTTTCCTCTCTCGCATTATCGGATTAGATGACCAGATCCCTAATCAGGAACTGGCCCGCCTAGGTTCGCTTCGCGGCGACCTAGCGACACTCGATTTGAGTGACGCGTCCGATAGAGTCTCGAATCAGCACGTACTGACCATGCTCGATGGATATCCCCAATTGCTCGGGGCCGTTCAAGCGTGTAGGTCTAGGAAGGCTGATGTACCTGGCCACGGAGAAATCCGTTTGGCCAAGTTTGCGTCGATGGGTTCAGCTCTATGCTTCCCCTTCGAGGCGATGGTCTTTGCGACCGTCATCTTTCTAGGGATTGAGCGTGAGCTCAACACACCTCTTTGTCCGGACGACCTTCATAGGTACGCTGGACAGGTGCGTGTCTTTGGGGACGACTTAATTGTCCCCAGGGATCATGTGCTTTCCGTCGTTGACGAACTGAGTGTCTTTGGGCACAAAGTCAATGTCAGCAAGAGTTACTGGACCGGAAGGTTCAGGGAGTCTTGTGGCAAGGAGTACTACGATGGCCATGACGTTTCAATCGTCAGATGTCGTCAAGTACTACCTACCCGACGGACAGACGCGAATGGTGTAATCGCGGTGGTGGCCTTGCGAAATCTGCTTTATCAAGCAGGATTGTGGGGTTGCACCCGGTGGTTGGATAACTACATCAAGGGAGTAATAAAACACTTCCCCAACGTGGCTCCGACTTCACCATTGCTGGGCAGGGTCTCGTTCCTTGGGTATGAATACCAAGGACTTGACCGTAATACTCACAGCCCCTTCACCAAGGGCTACAGAGTGAGTGCCAAACCGCCATCCGATCCTTTGGATGGCGTAGGTGCCCTTCTCAAGTGTCTCATGCGTAAGCACCCATGGGGAGTAACTCCCCCAATGGGACTTGCAATCGACGCTAAGGTGGACCTCACGGACCACCTTAAGCCAAGCGTTGATATTGAACACCTGGAGCGTACTGGACGCCCCGAGCGCGTAAGCATCAAGCTCGGACGGGGTACACCGTTTTAATTAACGGTGCACGGGAGCATAGCTCCTGTGGGAGATACCGAGGTATCCCTCTCTGGCAACGGACCATGCCTTTTGG